CCTGAAGTAGGTAAAGTCTGGTACAGGCAAGACGTAGATGTAGACTTTCAATTCGACGATTTAGGATAAGGAGGATATTCCAGTGTCCGATTCCAACAGAACACAAATAGGGATTATTGAGGAGACTACGTTTAACACGACTCCCAATAATCCTGCGTTTCAAACGTTACGGACTACGGGTCATCCCAACTTTGGGTATAACCCTCTTACCCGTGTCAGTAATGAAATCCGTTCCGACCGACAAATCCCTGATATGATTTTTGTGGGATCGGAGTCGGGTGGAGATATTAACTTTGAGTTGTCGGTGCAGGCTCTTGACACCATACTTGAAGGAGCATTGTTTAATGACTGGATTGTTAATGCTACATTAGTCAATGCAGGATCTGGTGATGTGATTGAGACAGTAACAGAAGCAGATGATACGTATACTGTAGCATCAGGAGGAGCGAGTTTTCCAGCAAATGGATTGATTTATGCTTCTGGATTTACTGAGTCTACAAATAATGGATTAAAGGAGGTCGTTTCAAGTACAGAAACAACTATTGTAATAGATAATGGTTGTAGTGATGAAACACCTCCAGCAGGAGCACGTATTCGCCTTGTTGGACTACAAGGAGAATCAGGAGACATTACTGCACATTTTGGAGTAAAGACATTTGAAATTAGAAGCACACTTCTTGATTTTACTGATTTTCCTATTGCCGCTGGAGATTGGATTAAAATCGGAGGCACAGCCCCAGGAACTTATTTTGACACCGCCGCGATAAATGGATGGGCTAAAGTCGCATCGGTTTCAGCAACAGAAATTGCTCTTAGTGTGGCTCCGACAAGTTCGATTGTAGATACAGGAACAGGAAAAACGATTCAGATTTTCTTTGGTGATAAAATTACTAATGGCACTACAAAGAAATCGTATTCTATTGAACGGCAGTATCTGGATCATTCGCCTCCTACGTATGAAGTCTTTACAGGAATGACAGTCAACACATTCCAGTTCCAAGCACAACCGCAAGAGATTATGACGGCTTCAGCATCGTTTATGGGTAAAGAAGCTGCTGCAAGCACCTCACGTATATCAGGTGCAACAAGTTTACCTACAACGACAAATGACTTGCTGAATACTTCTTCTCATGTAGGACGTATCGCAGAAGCAGGTGCCGCAGTCGGGTCTCCTAACTATGTTATCGAAGCAAGTATCCAGATTAATAACAATCTCCGTCGTGTTAATGCAATTGGAGAAGTAGGTGCTATTGCGATTAATGCAGGACGTTGTAATGTATCAGGTAACTTGAACACATATTTCGGTGACTTGACGCTCTATAATAAACTCCTGAATAACACAGCCACAAGTTACGATCTTCGTGTAGGACGTGATAACAAGCACGTTATTATCGACCTTCCTCGAATTAAGTTTTCTTCAGGTTCTCCTGAAGTATCCGGTCCTGATACTGATATTCCTTTGAATCTCGGTTTTCAGGCAATGCGTGATCCAACACTTGGGTACACGATTAAAGTACAACAATTCCATTATGTTCCTTAATTTTTAATGTGCCCTGGAGGTAGATAATGAATCCGTATCAGATGTTCAAAACGAATAAGAGTAAAGAAACGGAAGGTATCGTTCTCGATTACGGCTCCTTCCAGATTAAAGTTGCCCGAGCAGGTGGTAGCAACAAAAGGTTTAATCAAGCGGTTGCTGAGAAACTTGGACCTCAACAGAAAGCGTTACAGAACGGAACTCTTCCTGAAGAACGTATCCGTAAAATCATGATTGAAATTCATGTAGACCACGTGGTACTTGGATGGGATGGTGTAACGGATGCTGATGGGAATCCGCTTGAATTCACTCGTGAAAATGCAATTCAGTTATTCACTGACCTTCCTGAATTATTTGCTGATGTAGTAGAGCAGGCCGCGAAATTCTCAAACTTCAGACAGGAGGTGATCCACGAGACAGCAAAAAACTCAGTAGATTCCTAACGTATTGCTTAAAGACAGGATATACGTATGAGAAGGCAAACAAACAATTAAAAGCAATACGTGATGGAGCGATTGAGTTAGGACATGAACCTCCTAATGTCCCTATTGTTGCAGATGAGTTGTTTTATTATTTCGTTGCCTTTAACGAATTATGCACCTGTAGGGAATCAGGAATGGGAATAGGTCCGATACCCTGGTGGGTTATTGATTTGTATATTGAAAGGAACGGCGTGGAAGATTCGGAGTTGTTCCATGAAATAATTCGGTCTATGGACATGGCTTTTCTGAATCACCACAATCAGAAAAAGGAAGGTGATAAAGATGTTCGGACTGGATTACATAATCAGGACAATAGTAGACCCATCTCAAGCAGTAAGTGGAAGTCGAATCGTCCGCCGTCATCTCCAAGACATTGAAAAAACAGCTAACCTTGCTACAAATACCTCAAGAACGCTAAACCGAGTCCTAAGTGCGATAGGACTCAGTTTAGCGGCAGGGCAGGTTATTGAGTATGCAGATGCTTGGACATTATCGGCATCTCGTTTAAGACAAGTGATTGATAATACAGTATTGTTACGGCAAGTACAGGATGAGTTATTCGATTCTTCACAAAAAACATTCAGGTCGTATCAATCTTCTGCTGACTTATTCTTCCGCATTGCACGCCACACAAAGAATCTTTCTCTTACCATGAGAGAACTCCTTGACGTTACTAATTCAATTAATCAGGCGATTGTGTTATCAGGTTCTACAATGGAATCTGCTACTGCGGCTCTTGTGCAGTTTGGACAAGGACTTGCTTCTGACAGATTGAGCGGTGATGAATTCCGTTCTGTATCAGAACAGTTACCACGTCTTGCTGAAGCGATTGCAGACGGCATGGGAGTTACGATTGCTCAATTGCGTATCATGGGACGTGAAGGAGAGTTGACTGCAGGACAAGTAATTAAAGCCATCAAGAGTCAGCAAGAAGCTATCAAGAAGGAATTTGAGGCATGGGTTCCTACAATAGCACAATCCATTCAATTACTCGATAACGCATTTACGGTATTGATAGGTAAGTTTTTTGAATATACAGGAGTGAATCTGATTGTTGGAGCAGCGTTTAAGCAATTATCTATGGCTATTACAGATGTATCGAATAATATGGAATTGTTCTTGCGGACAAAAGTACAACCTTATATCAGAATGACAACAGACTGGATTATGGCGAATGAAACAGTCACAGCCACGATTGTTGCGTTATCTGCGGCATCTGTTGCCGCAACAGCATCTGTAGGTGCTTTGAATGTGGCTGTTGGTATTCTTACAAAAATATTTAAGGGAACAGGAGCGGCATTATTTAGGATTGCAGCGAATCCACTTACTATGTTAGCGGCTTTAGGATCGGCACTTGTGGGAGTCATTTACTACTTTAGAGATTTTAGAATAGAAGTAGGTGATGAAGTATTTCGAGTTAAAGAAGTAGTGCAGTATACGTTTGAAGGTATCGCCCAAATTATAAGAGATTGGGTGGGAGTTGCACGAGCTAATTTTATTGCATTTCAAATTGAAGTGAAAACATGGTTTGAAAAAATAATGGGTGTGAAAATGGACACATTTTTTACCTTTCTTAAAATCGAATTTGTTAATGATTTGAAGGATATGGGTGCTGCGATTAAGGGCTTTTTGAATTGGGTATTTGCTTTCATTAATTCTATGAATGTGATTAAATATGAATTTTTCTTCATATGGGAATCAATGGTTGATGTGATAGATTACTTTTTTTCGTATCTGGAGCATAAATTCAAAGAAGCGACGTTATATGCTGCTTTAGAAGCGGCTCCTTTATTAGGATTATTAGGATGGGGTGCAGAGTGGCAAAAGAAAGCGGAAGAAGAAGGAAAGTTAGCGGCTGAAGCGTATTCAAAGGCGGTTGAAACGTATAGGAAATCAACAGAAGAATCATCCACACGTATCCTAGAAAAAATAACAAAGAACTTTCAGAAGGATTATGTTGAGGAAATTTTTATTAAGCCTGGATTAGAAACGTGGGAAGATATTAAGAAGCGGGCAAGTGAGTTGTATAAAATCAACTCCCTTCAAGAAGCGATTGCACGAGATTTTATTAAGAGTCGAGTAGATTTGAATGAGCATTATGCAAAAGGAGCAGGCGATGAGCCTGATAATCTTTCTGCTACAATTGACCGTGCAAGGAATTCTTTTGAAAGTTTGCTTGATAAAATAGATAAAGCAGGAGCAGCGTATCGAGATTTTATTAAGAATCAGAACACTTTGAATGATGCGTTTAAAGCAGGTATTATCCATACGGAAGAACTTGCTGAGTATTATGAAAAATTACAATCATATACTATACAACAGTTTGTATTCGATGTTGACCCTGTATCAAAGGAATTTGATGATGTATTAACAAAGATGCAATCAGTACAGAAATTAGCAGGAGATATTATTCCTGAATATGATTTGCGCGGACAAGAAATGCTTCGAGCATTAGAAGGTGTGGATCAAGCGATTATTGATGAGGTGAATAGAACAGGAAGCATTACAATAGACCTTGCTGATCTTATTTCTGCATCTATTTGGGAAGCATTTGTATTTGATGTTGATACAGCATTAAATCCTCTGAAGAAAATAGAAAGAGAATATGAGGATTTACTAAGAAAGATTGAATTTATTCGTGATGAAACAGGAGATGAGGCAAAATACAATGAACAGATAGCAGCATTGGATCAGGTGTATGAATACAGACTTGCTCCTCAAAAAGAAATTATAGACTTACTTAAAAAAGAAAAAACCCTTCTTGATTCAATGGTGGGAACACGGAATATTTATATTGAGTTCCAAGTTCAAGAGGATTTGGACAGTTTAATCAATCAAGGAGTCAACAGAAATTTCCTTGACGAGGATTACGAAAACTATCTTAGAGACACCCGATATGAAATAGAATATCGTAACGAAGTTCTCCAAGCGCAACAAGTTATCCTTGATAACATAGTAGAGCCACAGCGACAATATAACATCGGATTACAGGCGGCTGCTGAGTTGTTATCCTTAAATTATATTAATGTTCAGCAGTATAATGATGCTCTTGATACATTGAGATACACTATGTTAAGTTCTAGAAAAGATATGGACGCTGGATTCCAGAGAGGCTTCTTGTCTTTGAAAATGGAATTAAGTGATATGGCCTCTGTTGCTGAAAACGCTGTTGTGAATTCCTTTAAGTCTATGGAAGATGCGATTGTCAACTTTGTGACTACAGGTAAATTCAGTATTAAAGACCTTGCTGCAACAATCGCAGCAGAGTTTACACGTCTTGCAGTAAGAGGTATTACTAGTCAATTGTTTGGGAATTTGTTGGGACTTGGTACTTCTGTAGCAGGAGGGTTTGCAGGTGGGTTCTCTGCTCCGAATACAGCAGGAGCAGATGCGGGATTCGCTGAAATAGGCGGTTACTTTTCTGATATTAACTTAAGTGGACCTAAGTTCAGTTCTCCACTTCCTGCTACATTTCGAGCAGAAGGAGGTCCTGTCTATTCTAATAAACCCTATATTGTAGGAGAAAAAGGACCTGAGTTGTTTATTCCTAAAGTTCCTGGAGTGGTTATTCCTCATGAACTGACTGAATTGATGATGAAAAAAATGAATCCTGTTTCAAATAAATATGACACTGTCTATAATACACAAACCAATACAATGAATCCTGTTTCAAATAAATATGATATTGTTTATAATACACAAAATCCCATAACCAATACAATGAATCCTGTTTCAAATAAATATGACACTGTTTATAATACACAAACCAATACAATGAATCCTGTTTCAAATAAATATGACACTGTCTATAATACACAAAATCCCATAACCAATACAATGAATCCTGTTTCAAATAAATATGATACTGTCTATAATGTACAAAATCCCATAACCAATACAATGAATCCTGTTTCAAATAAATATGACACTGTCTATAATGTACAAAATCCCATAACCAATACAATGGATCCTGTTTCAAATAAATATGATATTGTTTATAATACACAAAATCCCATAACCAATACCATTAATAATGTGTACAAACGAGATTTGAATAACACTCAGGAATCCATTATGAATTCCACTGACTCTATTAATAACGTTGTAAATCAGTACAGGAATTATAATGAGGAACGTATTAACAATTTTATGAATACTAATTCAAATCAGAACTACATGGAGTATACAACAAGGAACACAAATAACAGTAATGTCAATAACACAAACAATAGTAATAAAAACATTATCTTAGAACGTGGATCAATTGTTGTTCAGATGAACAGCAGTCCTAATCGACAACGTTCTAGAAAAGCAGGACATCAAATTCATGCGGAATTGTTACGCAAGATGAATGAACAAGGATTGAGGGACTTATAATGGCTATCAATGTATTCCATGAAGTACTGTTTCCCAGTCCTGTGATGTATGGAATGTCGGGCGGGGCTCAGTTCAATACCTATCAAGAACAGGAGAATGATGGAGGGATTAATCGTTCTCCTAACTGGGATAATGAATTGAGGCGATATAACATTGATTTTGTATCTGTAGACCAATCCGCATACAATGAATTAAACTCTTTCTTTTTAGCACGTAAAGGAGCAAGAGCAGGATTCCGATTCCTTGATTATGCAGATTACTACGTACAGAATCAGTATATTGGAGCAGGTGACGGAACTACAAAAATATTCCAGTTGAAAAAGATTTATAATGAGCATTATGTGGAGTCCGATATTCTCACATCATCTTCCAGTGTCATTACATTTAAGGAAGTAGATAGCGGATTATTGACCGCAGGAAACGTGATTCAGCTCACAAATACGCCAGGAGGGACTGATGATGGGTACTACACGATACAATTAGTCAGTTCCAGCCCAATCTACCCGGTTTCCGCGGTCTCTATGGCATCAAAGACGATAACCCTTGATGCAGACTATTCTTCAGAATTTTATCGTTTTCAGACGATAACCATCAACGGATCAACAGGAAATGATGGAGAGTACACAGTTCTTGAAGTGGGACTGTCAGCAGGAAATACAATTCTTACTGTGCAAGAAACAATTCCTGATGCAACAGCAGATGGAAACGTTGTTGCAAATAGTAAGATAACGGTAAAGCCGAGTATGACGTCAACATCAGGAAAAGTGCTGTTGTTTCCCAATCGTGATATTAAAAAGCCTTCTTTTGCTGCACACATATTTCCCGGCGATGAATGGATGTCAGGAGTTTATCTTTCTGTAAATGGAGTTGCTAAAACGGAAAACATTGATTATTATATTAATTACAAGACAGGGGAAGTGTATTTCCCAACCGCACCGGCGAATAACCATCGTATCGTTGCGACTAAATTTGAATTCCATGTTCCTGTGTCAATTACAGGAGACTGGTTTGAATCGGAATATGAGGACTTTCAGTTTTATACAGGCACATTTGAATTGATTGAGGAGCGACTTACATGAAGGCTTGGAGTGATGCTCTCATTGCTCATTTTGATGCAAAGCGATATACGATCGCTTTTTGTCTTAAATTGACTCTTACAAATGGAGAAGTTTTTAGATACACAGATTTCCATTCCACTCTCACAATTGATGGATACAATTATACATCACGTCCTGGATTATTCACTACACAAACTGTCTCAAATGCTGATGGTGCTGTTAATAATATGGATGTGTCGAGTGTGTTTGTCGTCAATGAATTGAGTCGGGATAAAGCGGTTGCTGATTTGTTGCGTGGTGCTGACTTTGAGTTTTTCCTTGTCAATTACAGAGACATTTCAGCAGGAATAGGATTATTGACAAAAGGGAAGATAGGGAAAGTTACTGTCAAAGACAACACTTGGACAATTGAATTGAGGAGTCTTGCTCAGAAATTACAGCAGAAAGCAGGAAAAGTATATACAGGATTCTGCAGGTCTAAATTAGGATCAGGACAATGTGCAGGGAACGGCCTTAATGGAAAAATTTATCTAGGAGGTGGTGTCGTTTTAGAAGATTATACATTTAATGGAACAATTTATCAGGTTATAAATAATAAATTATTCACAGTCAGACAGTCACAGTTTACGGCTCTTAATGCAAACGGAGCGACAGAGAATTTAGCACGTACTAATTTATTCCAGTTTGGGATATTAACATTTACAGGAACAGGGTTAAATGGAATTAATCAAGTTAAAAGAATGGTGTCTAGTCATACGTATGCGCTAGACAGCGGGCTTGGGGAAAACGTACATACTATTGAATTGCAGTTTACAGCTCCGTATACGATTCAAGCAGGAGACACGTTTCAAGCACATTTTGGATGCAATCGTAGTGCAGACCCTGTAACAGGAGATTGTTTCACCGTATTTAACAATTTCGATAACTTTGAAGGAGAGCCTTTTGTTCCTGGCTCAGAAATAACGATATACAATATCGAAAAGAAAGGGTGATATGGGATTCTGGTTATTTATACAGTGGGCTTTAATCATTGCGTCCGTCACGTACTCAGTCGTTTCATGGCTGACTGCTCCACGTCCTGGAGATGGCGTTAAGGAAGAAATCAAATCCCAAAATTCAACATACGGGAAGGCTATTCCTAAAGTATACGGCACGATGAGAGTTGCTGGGAATATTGTGTGGGGTGCTTATACAGGGAACATGGATTTTCCAAATATAAAAGGAGCATCACGTACTATAGGAGCGCCTGCAGGAGAATATTTTATTCGTAGAAAAGTAGAGGTGGAAGATGATTTAGACGTATGGCAATATTTCAGTACGGATACAATAATCGGGTTGTGTGGGAATCGCATTGCAGGGATATTGAGAGTCTGGATTGATAATAAATTAGTGTGGGATGTGAAACAACTTGCAGGTAGATCGGAGTTTCGTGAGATTAACGATTTTGGATTTCGTTTTATATTAGTTACGCATGGACACATCATTTCTTGTGGTACAAGTTTTCCACATAATATAAAAGATTTGACAAAAGGATGGAAGGATATATCAGTTGATGGATGGCGTTTTATTCTGTATCGGCATTTGACATACGCATACATAAGAGGATTTGCATTAAGTGAGTTCGGAAGTCGATTTCCTAATATTGAATTTGAAATTTCACAGACAACCACATCCATAATTTCCAAATCTGCCTTTTATTTCAATGTAATGGAAGATAAAAATAATCTTTTGCATAAATATAACATGGCTGGGTTTATGGCAGGGAATCATCGTGCGTATGTTGTAGGAGGGAGAGACAGTTCGGGACTTGTCGATGAGATAATTATGTTATATGGTGCTGTGGGGACAATTGCAACGGCCATCTCAAAATGGACAATGATTGCGACTCTTGCTGATAGGATAGATAATAAAACAAATCCATCAGATACAGGCGCTCGGGAAAATGCTGCTGTTGTTCCTTTATCTGTTATTAACTACAATCAGGCAAACACTGTTGCTGATATACTTGTTGTAGGAGGATGGGATGGAAGTCGAAGTCTTTATCCTCGACTTGAATATGGAGCAGGAGAACTAGCAGATAGACTTGTGCAATGGAGTGAATGGGACCCTGTTTTATTTAATGATGATGGAACAGATGCAACCCGTGTTGCTGTTCCAGACCGTATCACAGCAACGTCAGTTGTATATCTGCAAAGCAGGCTTAATGCAATTGAGATTACAGCAGGCAATTTAATTGATAATGATGAAAAAGACGGTCTTTCTGATTTTTATATGATTGGTGGGATTGTTGATGGAGTAGTGCAACGAGCAATATGGGTTTCTCGTGGAGAGAATAGAGAAGATTCAGGTGATGGTTCTGTTCTTCCTGTGTTTTCAGAATATCTCAGTGATGCAGGATTAGGATATATTTCAAATGTCCATTCGTTCTGGTATATTGATAAGAGAGGCAATCACTGGTTGTATGTGTTGGGTGGTGCTGTGTATGCTGATTCAGCAGGCAACAATCCCTCTTTTAATCATAAGGTATGGAGAGCTCCTCTTACAAAACAAGGAGTGACGGTATCAGGAAGAACATACTATTACGCAAAAGTAGGAACATTCGCAGAAGTATCCACAATTTCTACTGAACCAGGCGTTTGTTTGTTTGGATATTTCTTATATGAACGTCAAGATGACCAGACTGATAATGACGGAGTAACATCTACTGATATACATAATGCAAGTATTGTGGTGCTGGGTTCAGGACATAGTGGAGGGAATGTGATTCTTTTTTCATCTGTTGATGATGGGGAAACATGGACGCAATCAGATGCGATTGTGGTTGCTTCTGATGGAAGTGAATCCATATTGCCTAATTATCAAATCACGATTGAAGCAGGGAAGGGAGTAGATGGAAGTCCTCTTGTATTAAACGGAGGGCGATTTGTAATTGACCGCACATTGCCGACTAATGTTCAATTAGACTTTTTAAGTGGAAATGTGTATGTGCTTGGGGGACGTAGAGCAGGTGTTCCTGTTACTGAATCATATAGTATAACAGGAGAAAAACACGGCAGTATTTCTGCACAAAGAGGAGTTGCTGATTTAGCAGATGTGGTAACGGATATTTGTGCTGATTCCGGTATAGATGCTGCTGATATTGACGTAACTGATTTAGTAGGAACGGCAGTGGATGGATACGTAATTAACTCCTTGCAATCAGGAAGAGAAAAACTACTCCCCTTACAACAAGCTTACTTTTTTGATTATGTGGAAACAGGTGGAAAATTAGTATTCAGGAAAAGAGGGAGAGCTGCTGTACGTGATATTCCTGAAACAGAATTAGGAGTAAGAACACTTGATTTAGACAATTTCAATCCTGATAAAGGAATCATTGAGCAAGAAGATGAATTATCCATTCCTGCTGAAGTGTACGTATCTGCATTTGATAAGGATAATGATTATGAAACAATTATAGCAGGAGCCACAAGAGATGCAGGAAATTCAACTCGGTCAGAAACCATTGATTTGAAAATGGCTTTTGATGCAAATAAGTTAAAGCAAGTAGCCCAAGTGTTACTGGAAGATGCGTGGTTATCTGCACAGAAGATTAAAATCACAGTTCCGTTTAAGTACGTCTATCTTGATCCAGGAGACACCATTACAATCACCATAAAAGGTGTACTGTATACAATTCGTATCGAAAAGATGATATTTACGGGAGTATCTCCTATTGAGTTAGAATGTGTGCTTGAAGACCTTGAGATTTATTCAAAACAATATAGTGGACTTGATTACCATAAGACTAACTCAAAGACACCTGACTTGATTCCTGACACGGATTACGTGTTTCTTGACATTCCATTGCTCGATGCGAAGTTTGATGGGTATGGGTTCTATGTTGTTGCTGCACCCGCTGTAAACGAGTCTCAGTGGCATGGTGCTTATGTCTTTCGTAGAGACAGTGGAAAAGGAATTGATGAAAAGGTAGCTACAATAACTCATTTAGGAACAATGGGTCGATGCACGACTGTTCTTGGGTCTGCAAGTACATCATTTACCATCACGTTAAAGGCGGGTTCCGTGGCTTCAGTGACAGCGGAGCAAGTAACAGAGGGTGCAAACTGGGCTGCTGTAGGAATGCCTGGTATTGGGTTTGAAATCGTTGGATTTCAAACTGTCACAGATAATGGAGATGGAACGTATACATTATCGAATCTGACAAGAGGGATACGTGGTACGGAATGGATGAACGATTTACACGTATCAGGAGAGATGTTTGTTCTTCTTGATAATCCCACATGGGTTCCTGTAAAAGCAGCAGATTTTGGAGAGCATATCCCTTATGCAGTCGTATCAAGAGGAATTGTAAATAGAGAAACACATTTCAAATACATTAATTATGTATGGAATAATATTGCACGAAAGCCCTATGCTCCGATTAATCTTACTGCACGGAAAACAACAGTAAAAGAATCATTCATGGGACGTGTTTATGATGAGGGTGCTTGGGTAATAGAATGGCAGCCTAGAAATCGAGCAGATGACATTGTAGAAGACTATATCTATAAAGTAGAATTTTATAATGGAAGCACATTACTTGGAGAACAGATAGTCAAAGTTATCTATTCAGCAGATGCGAATCCTTACTTCATTCTTCCAGTCACTACGTATTCTTTTAAGGATAATAAGAATGTTGAATGGGAGATAAAAGGTCAAGACTATTATTATGGGGGAAATACAAGTACAATTACTGTTAAGGTGTATCAAGCAGGTGTTTGGTATGCAGGATATGGATATCCTGCATCAGGAACATTCACAGCATAGGAGTAAGTCTAAGTTATGGCACAAGGAGTATTTGTCATTGTTGATGATGGAAAAGTGGATTACTCTAATGAAGTGGATGTGTGTCATCTTTTGGCGACTGATGGTATTACTGAGGTAGATATTTACACAAATAGAGGATTTTATTTTAGACAATTAAGTACGGAAGTGTTTGTTGGTAGAATTCCTTGTATCATTAAAACAACACAAAGTGAAGCAACAGGAAATTGGGATTATGAGGAGGTTGCTGATGGCAGTGGCAACTATTACAAAATCGTTTTTAATCCGGATTTTGATATTATGGATGGTGACCCTATTACTATTAAATATCACAAAACAATCTGAAGCACAGCGGACAGAAACGTTCAGATATGCGGCTCAATATCTTTCAGATGTAACGGCTGCTCATTTCTTTGGAGATGCTTCTTATTTGGAGATTCAGGATAATTCTAGCAAATTTCCAAACAACTCTTTAGAATGGATATTATCTAACTTTTCGCATGGATATTTAACAGATAATAATTCTAGTGATTGGCATAGTTCTCTATATCCTGCTTTGAGTCCGGCTACCTCTGATAGAAATATCATACAACCACAATCTAGTGGAATTGTTCCTTTTACAATTAAAGGTACTTTAGGACAGACAGCAGATGTATTTCAAATTCTGGATAACTCCGATAACAGAACTTTTCGATTAACGGCAGAAGGTTATTTAAAGACAGAGGGAGGAATTCACCCGGGATATACAACTAATACTACTAGTGGAAATATACGATTTACAGGATCGGATATAGAAGGATACGTAGGAGGGAGTTGGAAATCTCTTACAGCAGGAAACATATTAGAAGGCTCAGGAGTAATAAAAGGAGGCAGTCCCAGTTCAGGGAATGTTGCATATTGGGATACTGTTAATTCTATTACAGGATTAGATGGATTCCGTTATGATCAAGCTAATACACAATTAACAGTGGAAGGAACTGTTTCCGCAAGTCAATTGAAATCTACTACTACTACAGTTCCTCCTTTAACTGTCCAATCTACTCAAAAGGTAACTAATCTTAATTCTGATTTACTTGATGGTTATGACTCCTCTTATTTTTTAAGTGGTGGAAATGTTACTCTTATTGGAGGAGATATGTCAACAAGTACCTATACTGTAGCTAATCCATATGGGCATAGGAATGTTTTTGTTGAGGTAATTGAAGCAGTTCCTCCCTATAATAGAGTTTTCTGTACAAAATCATTGCCTACAACCAATACTGTACAAATCACGTTTTCTTCCCCACAATCTATTCAATATGCTGTAATTATAGAGGAGGCTGAAGATAATACTTTATTTGGTCCTGGATTAACCGTAGAACATTCTTTGAATTCAACTGATATTTTGTTTCAAATATGGAGGAATTCAGGAGATTATGATGAAATTATAACAGGAGCAGAAATAACCAGTACTACTTGTGTTACGATAATTACCAGTACAGTTTTTTCCCCTAATGAAGGAAATGTAGTTTTTAAGACTGCTAGAGATTCTGTTAATATAGGAGATACAATTAATCATGAGTGGAATACTAGATTCTTTTTGAGTATGATGATGGATAATTCTAGTAATGAAATCTCTTTTGCTGGAACTCGATTTAATAAGTTAAATAAAATTGAAATCGACTTTTCTTCCACTCCCGGTGCAGATGCTATGAAGTTTCTCTATTATCCTATTTTTGCCAATCTAGATAATAATGAGCTATACATAC